GATCGGTAGACGACTTCTCTTCAAAAGTCTTTTCTTTCGAAGAAAGCTCTTGAGCCATTCTGGATAGAACTTCGGTATCAAAAATCGAATTCTTTCCAGTTACGCCAACATGCTTTGTTGGACCGCCGATATCGCTAATTCCTGACTGAGAATCGCATCGAGAAGGCCTAATGCTATTACCGCTTCGAGCAACCGGGTTGTTAAACTCGGTAGACTCGTAGCCTTTCTGAACAGCCCAAGAACGATCTCTTTCGGCTTGTTTCTGCTGCTTCATTTCAGGCTCTCGGTTTGCGAGTTCTTTACGATAATCTTTCTTTTCCAAACCAGAAAGCAAAGAATCAACAAGTTTAGAAGTTTCACTTTGTTTGCGAATCATTTTTTCTCTCCGAATCCCTGTTTAATGAGGGCTTCAACAATCGAGGACTTACTTTCTTTGATCAACCAATCTTTTGTAAAGGCTGCTCTTCTTTGATTTTGTCCAGCGGCTGCGCCGTCAGTCGAATCCCATGAGCTTGCCATTTCTTGCTGTTCAACAACTCTGGGCTTGAAAGTTACTTTCCAAATACCGCCCTGGAAAACAGGCTCAGTATCAATATTGAAACCCTGCTCAAGCTGTTGACAAATCTTATCTACTGCATCTTCGCCAATCTGTTGACCGCTGCCGGTCCTTTCTGGAATTTCGAAATAACCAGATTGCTGTTTTTTGTTATACTGAAAACGCCTCTTATCGTGCTGAATAAGTTTTCTCTGAGGAACACCAAGATCAATCAAAACTTTATCTAAAGCTTGCTTAATTTTAATAGAACCTCCGTCAACAACTTCTTCATTAGGACCAGAAACATTTTCTTTTCCAACCGTACCAGGATTAGGTTCAACCGCCGAATCTAATTGTTCTTTACTTGGAACGCCTAGAGCTTGCGTAGGATTGTTCTGCTGATTTTGGAGTGTATTTTGCAGATTGCTCATTGGATTAAAAGGCTGTCCACCGGCAGGAATATCTTCCTGTTCGGGGACATCTCTCTTGGCAGGTTCTTGACCATTAGGTCCAATTTTAGCAACCTGCTGAAGTTTAGTAAGCCTTTGATTTCCGCTTGGCACAATTCTCATTACGCTATCTCCCTAGTGTACAAATCAAGAATCCAATCGAATTACTTATCAGCAAACATTGCATCTACATAATCGGTTGGGTAAAGATTCTTCCAGTAGGTCTTCCATTCGTTCTTTGTCTTGGAGTCAAGATTTGCAATACGAACGAAACGAACGGATTTCGCTTCCTTCTTCTCGCTCTTCTCTTCTTTCTTCTCAGACTTCTTGGAACCTTCGCTGCCGTCGCCGCTCGTAGGAGCGCCGCAACATTCATCTGGAGTATGAGTTACACCTTTATTGGCTTCTGGAACTTCAGTATTGTCAGCCTTCTTAGCAACAGAAGCTTCTTTCTTCTTCTTTTCGCCTTCTGGCTTGCCAGTATTCGCTCCGCCAACTGGGTCCATTTCCTGCTTCTTGACATGCATAATGCCGTCCTTGTCAGTCTTTCCTTCGGCAGCTACCTTAACTTCCTTCTCTACAGAAGCGGAAGAATCGCATTCTTTCTTATCCTCTTTTTTGTCATCAGACTTAGCCGTTGACTTGTCTTCGCAAGTATCCGACTTATCCTTTGAACCAAATGGCTTAGCGGCTTTGTCGCCGAGATTTGCCAAATTCGCTTCCTTAACGGCGGGAGCGGTCGAGGATGCAGTCTTTGTAAGATTCTGTTCTGCATTTGCGGCAGCGATCTTCTTCATGAATTCGCCAAAGCCAGCAGACTTTGCGGTCGAGATTTTTCCTGAGTAAAACTTCATTCGATACACTCCTTGTAATTACGGCATAATGCCCTAAGCAATCTTTTCGTTGTGATAATACAAAATTCCTTCTTTAGAAACCTTTCTTTAGAGACTCGATATCCGAAATCAAGGCCTCGCCTTGTTCTCTTGTAAGTCCCTCAAGATATTGCAATATTCCCTGAGGAATGCCCTTTGAGTTCATATTTGCATCGCTAGGTGCATTCTTATTAGGCTTAGGATGAAAGATGAGATTATAAGGTTTTGACTGAGGCTGAGTCGCTGCTGGATTCGCAGCGGGAGCTGCTGCCGGAGCCATTGGAGCGGCTGCTTGAGCTTCTTTTGTAAGATAATCTTTAGCGGAACCGAAACTCTTATTTGTCTGGATATCATTCATCAAAGCTCTTAGCTGTCCCGGCTGCATATTGGAAAGATAGTTAAAGATCGCTGGCTGCGGACGAGAATAGCCGCCTCCAGAAAAAGGCTGGGCATTAGGAACTGGAGAGCCAACTTGAGAAGGATTGCCTTGCTGATTCACTCCTCCCGAAGAAGGAGCCCCTCCATTTACAGCACCAGCATTAGGTTGTTGAGGATTATTTGTATTAGGCTGTTGCGGAGCATTTACATTGCCGCCAAGAACGCCGCCCAAAGCATTCATAAAGTCATCAAGACCTCTTCTGTAGGACTGCATGCCTCTACCAGTCATCTGCGCATTTTGTGGCAAAGAAGTCATCCCTTGCAAAGCGGCTGCTGCATATTGTTTCTGTTTTGCAGTTGCTTGGTTATCTGCCGCAACCGCATCTAATTCGCCCCTGAACGCTCCAAGAAGGCCGTTAATCTTTTCAAAGCTACCAAGAGTTTTTTGATAGTTTTGATCAAATTCCTGAATAGCAACTCGGAATTGACCAGACTTTGCTTTTATCTTACCAATGAATTGAGTATTTGCTGACCAGTTCTTAACTCCTTGCCCCAAACCTCGAAAAAAATCCATCGGCCCAGCTTCTTTAACAAGAACCTCTGCGGCTTCAGAAAGTTTTATTGCAAGTTCAGGATCAGTAAGAAGCTCGGTTGCAACATTTAATAGCTCTTCGCTAGAAGAAATTACTTTGTCAAAATCTTTATTTGAAACTTCTTCAAGCGAAGAAAAAATAGCCGTTCCGTAATCAACACCCTTTTTAATCTTTTGATCAATGGAAGCAATAACCATTTTGTCAATCTCAACAAAATGCTCGCTTAAGGCTGACGCCGTTTTTACTACAGTATCGCCTTCTGCGTATTTATTCCAAGTTGTATTGTCGTCATTGAGAGCTTCAATGTATTCTTTATGACAATCAAACCAAACCTCTTGAGCTGATTTTGTTGGAGTTTGCATTCTCTTTTTACGATAGCAATTACTAAAACAGCGAGAGTTACGAATTGCATAACCCTGCGTTCCAACATACTGAGCCGTCTTAACGCTCATGACATTACTTGCAACAGTATCAATTCTATCCGCAAGAGTTGGTAGATTTTTCTTATCCAACTCCTCAGCGATAGAAACAAGTAGTTTGATTGTGTTTTCCATATACTAAGCCGCTCCTTATCGCACCACAAATTTCGGTTGGAAGGTTCTCCCAACAAACGAAAACTCTTTTACGTTTTGCATACGAAAAGCTCTAATTCCTCCAACCGTTTCGTCAAAAGTTACAAGAATTTCATGCGAAGGCTCATTCTCAGGTTGAGAAGTGAACTTTCCATGAGGTTCAACATATCTTGTTATCATATTGTTACCAAACATTCTAGTTCCCTTTGTTTTAGGTTTTGTTTGATAACTGATTTTCAATACTTGCTTATTTTGCATACCCCAATCAAATGCATCAGAAACATTCGCAAATTGCGGAATCTCTCGTTCTAGCTCTTCAACGGGCTTTTGTTCGAGTTCTTCTGGCTGCGGAGGTTCTTCTGTTGGCAAACCCTCCTGTTCCTGCAAATCTTGTTGATCTTCAATAGAGTCCTCAAGATATTGACCAAGCTCGTCTGGACTAATAACCGGCAAGTTTTCATCTGTTGGCTGTTGATTTTGCGATTGTTGTTGATCATAATGATCAAAATATTCCCCAAGATTACTAAAGCGTTGAGCGTCATCTTGCAAAACCTGAGAGACACGAACAGAACCAATCATCTCTTTAGAATCTCTTTTTGCAAAAGCAACCAAAGCTTCCTGTTTTAACTTCCTAATAACAATCACATCGCCAACACTAATTTTGTTATCACTAAAATAGCCTACGTTTGCTTCTACTGCATATTTGCACGGCGTATCGCTTGAAATAGACTTTCGAGAAAGGGGCGAAATTCTATCTATTTTAGCAATTCTTCCTTTTTCGTCTACAAATGCTATATCAAGAGGAATAAGGGTATTTTCGCCCCAAAAACTGAGCTTTTGAGAGCGACCAAAGACAAAAAGCATACCAGAATCGCTTGGCATGCTTTTTACAAACATAAGCCCCTTCGCCAGAGACTCTGGTGTATCAGCTATTTTGACCTGAAGAATTGGTAATGAATTTATAGACATTGCTCTTATGTATATCGAATATTTAACCTATCTAACATTGACTTAACAAAAAGCTCCTGACCGTCTGAGACATCAACAGCAATAATGCCAGCACCGCTTTCTCTTTCATTTAATTCAATATCAAGAATTGTTTCATTAGCTTTGATCCAACTTCTTATTCTATTGGCATTATTCTGCTGCTCATAAAAAACATTCTTTACATCTTCAATTCTTGGAACTAATTTTTTGGTCTTTAGATCAAAATCAAATTGCAAACTTCCGCCGTTGAATTTCTTAAGTTTCTTATTTTCAGCGTCAAACCAAAGAAAATCACGCTTGTAATCCTTCTCAACTCGAACACTCTTTGTTTCTACTTCAAGATAGATAGTTTTCATTTTTCAACCTATGATACCAACCAGTTTTGCCTGTTGACGATTTCTTTGAAAGAGCAAAAGTGTTATCGTTCAAAATCATAACCTTAATTGTTTCTGCTCCCTTTTCGGTGACCTTGATATACTTACCTTGATCTTCAATCAATCCTGCAATCTCTAATCCTTTAATCTCAAGAGGATTAATATTTGCAGGTTTAACGAACTTTCTTTGATTAGTATTACCAGCGTTTTCCCACATAGACAATAGAGTCTTATGATTTGGATCGTCTTTCTTAAGCATTCTCATGCGAACGTCTTGCAGCGCAGGCATGATCTGTACTAAAATATCAAATAATGATTGTTGAGCTGTTTTGTTCATAATTAAAATCCAACTTGAATTCCAAAAGTTCTTAGTTTCTTTCTAATTTTATCCTGAATAGAAACAAGAGTTGTTGCGTCCGCCGGAGAAAGAGCGGATATGCCGTCTATATTGAAAGCGGTAAAAGCTCCATTAAAAGTCTTGACCATCGGATTGTCTTTTGGAGCATTGACCCTTGCTGGATTGAAACTCACATTTACATTCTGCTGTGCAGATTTATATGATTTCGATGATATCTCTTTCATTTTCCCGCCTTTCCTGGATAAGAGCTTTCACCCTCTTTGCCCCAAAGATACGGTTCATTTTTCAATTCGCGCCAAACAAAACCTTCCTGCGGCCAAAGATCATTATAGCCTTCAAGCCCCATTTTATATCTTCTCTGACCTTTCAAGTCAGAATCTCTTCCTCGAATATCTTCATCAATTTCCGACCACTCATAAACTCTTTCAGCCATAGGAAGATCAAGGTTTGAGAATGGACCGCCAACACCCGCTGCATTTGTTTGCTTCGATTGTCTCTTCAATGAATATGTATATCCTATCAAAGAACATATATAAGTATTTCTCTTAAGAATATGAGAAACCCAATCAATTGCTAATTTGAACTCAATGACTTTTGACATTATTCTGTAAGAAAAAGAATTGATATCTTTTGATAATGCGCTAGAAATAGTTTTTTCAATTCTATTAAAATCAGGCATTGAAGGATAAAGATGTAACATTCTCTTTAGATCTTGCAAAGAGTAAACAAATATATTTTCAACACCTTCGGGAGGATGACTCTTTTTCTCGCATACTTCTTCTAAAGTGCTAGATAAATCTGCCCATAATTTGCAAACAAGCTTATAAGCAACTTTTGATTTGTTCTTAAAAAGATATATGGCGTCTCTTACAGGAAAGCCGCCTTTACCGGAAACTTCAACAACCCCACCCTTGAGGATAGAGACGCCGTGAATTGAAAGCTCTTTTTCCAAGAGTTCAAGCATCTTCGCCTCTCTTCTGAACTCCAATTGTTATATGGAAATCATGATTTTTAATTCTTGCAGGCAAACCATAAGACTTTCGAATGTCTTCTAATTCTGGCGCATCTACTTTTAAGAACCAAACTTTTTTCATTTCATCCCAACCGTCTGGGTCTTCAACTTCTTCTAATCCTCGAACTTTATATTCAATATTTTTTCCCGAATCTTGAAAGTCAATATCGTTTTCAGATATTTCTTTTTTCTTTATCACTGTAATATGAGCGCCAATATCCTCGTGCTTTTCGTCTTTTGGAGGACGTTCAGCTTCAGAAAGCAGCGGAATAAAACCGTCAAAAATAGAATTGGGAATATCTACAAAAACAAAACCATCAGAAGTTTGTTTGAGCTTCCCGGTAAAAACAACATCTTTAGCATCGCTAGCAAACTTTTTCAATCCAATAGCAAAAGAAGCCGCTCGGTAAGAGTAATCGGCAGTCATATCTTTTGCATAATCGTCTGGTTCTAGATTAGACCAATAAAGCTTAACCTTTGCAAGGTCTTTCTTTCGCCTTTTTAACCATTTCTCTGGAACATGCTTAGATATTATCTCTTTCATCAAACCGTCCTCTTAAGAAGTTTTCTTATTGAGGATCTTCTGTAATTTTTCAATCTTTTCCTTTGCCTGTTTTTTGTCGGCAAAGAATTTGCTTTCAGCTTCCTCTTCTGTATCGAGAATGGCATTAAGCTTGTCCGCTACATTCTCTATCTGTAGATCAGGCCTTGCTATTAAAATCCCTTTAGAATTTTGAAACGGATTATACGAAGAATCGCCTTCGTCTTCGGTTGCGGTTTTCTTTTTTCGACCAGGCTTATTTTTTAGAACCTTCGATTTGACATTCTCAGCTTTTGCTATAAGACCACCTCTTACTGCATCAGTAATGTCTGTTGAATTAGCAATTGCCAATGGAACATCAAAAACACCATAAGCCGAAGCCCTAATGTTCGTTCCGCCTATAATAATTTTTCCACCCGTCAAATTCTTGAATCGAACAGTTTCAACCTTTATTGCAGCAACATTGTCAACAGATGTTATTAATCCGTTATTTAGTGCAGATTGAACATCAATGTCTGCAAAATTGCTATCAGGAATAGTAAACTCTTCGTTCGCTTTGAAATCTTTCCCCATGCAAGCGAAGCAAATCTTACCCTTCATCGTCGAGCAAACTTTGAAATTCATTCTATAGTCCTTTCAGTTCATCGTTCTAAGTCTTTGTCTAACTTGTCGCATAACTCCAAGATTACTATTGACATTATACGGCTTACGATCTCTATGATTATCGTCCATCATTCGCTCGGTTGTTTCATGTATTCCAATTACTGAATCATCTAACTCAGGATTAGGAGAATCATGAGCCTCGGAACCGTAGGGGGTTTGCGCTCCCTCTCCGTTATCGTGTCTAGGACGATTTTCGTCGTCAACAAGCCAACTTGGACCAGAAGGCCATTCTTTATTATCAAGTTGCCCAGCTCCACCACCGGGCATAGGAGACCCCGGAGAAGGTTGACTTAACATTCTTAGTTTATCAGAAGTATTCTCGCTGCCGGGTTTGCCGGTATTTCTGCGATAAGGATCTGATTTCTCTGGAGAATATGAGTCAAATGCGTTAGGAGGATATCTTCTAGCTTGTTTGGATAAATTAAAAGGGCGTAGTGTTCCCATCAATTGCTCCATTATTTTGAGGAACAGACGGAGGCTTAATGCTAGTCATGTGTCCTTGATCTACGTCCTGGGGATTTACATCACCAGTCATAGACTCATCTTGACCAACTGTTTGCCCATCTTGAGGAAGGGGTGGCATGCTCTCTAGACTTGGCATTCCTTGTACTTCTTCATTTAATTCCTGTCCCGTAAGTCCGTCTTCAGGTAAACCTTCTTCTGTTTGACCGCCAGAAAGCTGTCCCCACAATGCCGGATCGCCAGCGGAAGGATTCTGTCCGCCATCTAGAAAATCAGTTCCTCTATCGTTTGGATCTACTGGTCCCTGAATTGGTTGCGGAGTAATCTGACTAAGTAATATTCTCGTCTTATCTTTATTAATCGCAACAATTAGTTCTTTTTCGTCAGCAGTAAGTTCTCTTTTTTCGCTTGCCGCTTTTGTATAGGTTTGAAACATAAGTTTATCAGCCTCTCGAAGACTGTCAAACATGTTAATGCCTTTACCCTTGCCGTTAAAACCGCTCATTGGTCTAACCTTAGCGGAATTCATACGATCAGAGAGAACGGAATCCAATCCGGTAAAACGACTCGGATTATTTTGAAGCTGACTGCCGGTATTTGGTAATCCGGCAGGAACCTTTTTACGATCCTTGTCATCAAGCTGTACGCCTATATACTTATCCCAAAATTCAGTATTTGCATCTTTATTTAGTTTTGCAAACTCTTCTCTGTATTTATTATCGTAAGCTTCAGAAAGTACGTTAACAGGAGCAACATCATGACTGTCTTGATCCTCGACTTGTCTGTGAGGGAATAATGGTGAATCAGCATCATTCAGACTTCCTTCGATTGTCTTTTCAAGCTTGCTAGCTTTTGCTCGTTTCTCATCAAGCTGAGCTTGCAGCAAAACTACATTCTTAATTGGTCTGCGATCTTCGTCTAGAAGAGTGTTAAAATTTGGAATAAACTTATTATCTGACAAAGATTGCTTCCGTTCGGTTGAGCCTTCAAGGGCTGAACTTGTTGGCAAAACGCTCTTATTGACATTCTGTGATTTTTTCTTTAGATTGAAAGACATTAACACTTACTCCTCACCTTTTGGGATAGGAAGCTCTTTGTTCAAGCTTCCTAGCAACTTGCTCGCCCGGACCAACGCCATATGGGATACCCTGCATAGAACGCCAAACCTGACCGCCCGTGATACTAGATTCGGGACCGGAGACTACCTTTCCTTTAGGATACTTATTTTGATCTTTCTCAATACAGTTATAACAAGCACCCGCCAAAGCATCTACTACGTCATCGGTTGTAACGTCTCCATCTTTCTTTGGATAGACTTTGTATCCGCTATCCAGCCATTTCCTTTGTAGGTTTTTCATTTCATTTTTCAACAAGTTATGGAAAGGGATAATAAGCTTACCCTGAATAACAATTTGATTCAAATTGTTGTAAATGGCGTTTTTATACTGCTTGGTAAAAGCCGTCATGCGAGACGGTATTCCAAATCTTCGCAATTTAGCAATACTTGATGCGCTATTGTAATGATCATAAGTAACAATACCAATATGGAATCTTCTATTTATGAAAATCACATAGTCATCAACTTCGTCTAAAGAAATCGGCTTACCAGGAGAGGGCGACCACGTTTTAATGTGATCGACAACAATTCTCCAGTCTCTTTGACTAGTTTCGGTATTGAAAAAGTTTTCTTTGTGCGCGATAACTAGAGCATAATTATGACTTGAGGTAGCTGGATCTAAATGGGCAAAGTAAATAACACCTGGAGCGCCAAAATTACGAAGCGCCAAACCTTTTTCTCGAAAACAATCTTCTATTTTTTCTTCTGAGAAGAAATTTTCACCAGCCGTACCAGAAAATTCAGCTCCGTATTCCATTTGGAATTTTTCTTCCGGCATATCTGGATACAAACTTAGAAGATTCGCTTTAGTTTGCATTGGATTGACTTGCCAAGTCGCCGCTCGACAAATTAGTCTATGAGATACGGTTGCATGGGAACTGTACAAGTTGTAGAAAATTCCGTCTTTACTTCTGGGAGTAGAAAGACAAATAATCTTACCATCATAAATGGTTTCTGTTTCTTGTTCTCCGTCCGGTCCAATTACAGGCTTGCCTTCTTTTGTAAATTTTGGAACTCTTCGAACATAAGTCGCTACAGCGGGAGCAAGAGAGTTATAAATTGCGTCACCAGAAGAAGAACCAGCAGTATTCTTGTAAATACCAATTTCGTCTAGCAAAAGAACATAGCAAGATATACCAACAAGAGAGTCAGAGTTACTATGACCGGCTCTAACAACAATCGAGCCAAGATTGGGAGGGAATCCCTTTTCTGCAAGATCTTTATTTCTTCTCTTATCTTCGGGAGTAAGGAAGTGAATAGCGTCCGCCGTAACACCTTCTGGTAAAACTTTATCTTTGAAGTATTCGCTATTAAGAACCTTATCCTTGATCTGTCTAAAAAGAATTTTAGCCTGCGTAGAGGAGTTTGCTATACAAAGAATAGTAAATGGATCAGCCATGCCTAAGCCATAAGTAGCATAAGGATTGCCACCAGGTGTTTCTAGTAATCTCATTGCTTCATATAAAGCAATAATACTTACCAAAAAGTCTTTTCCCGAATTATGGCAAATAAAACCTTCCGATACAAAATTCTGTAAATGCTCTTTATCAGATACCTGTAAATCATAAGTTTGCTTATTACCGCATTTTCTAATATGAACAATTGGAGAAAAAATGGGCGAGTCAAAATCCTTATCGCTGTCAACATTTTGGTTAACATCTTGAACAAAATCATTATGCCCTATAAGCCCTATCTCATTCACAAATCTTTTGACATGAGAATTTTTGCTAACTACAATAATATTTTCAGGTTTTCCATTAATCATTTTCTCTTGCAAAGAGGCAAAAATTCCATACCTTGACAAAAGATGCTGTATTTGTTTAGCTAATTTGTAGCTAGTAAAAGATGCTTCTATTTTTGCACTATACCTTGTAGTTCTAGAAGCAGAAACACTTACATTGCAACTAAAAATTGTTTTCAAATAAGAAGAAACAACATTTTTTGCAGATGTAAAAATACGAGCTGGTACATACTTTTCTATATCAGTTTTGTTTTTAATCCCGTTCGATTGCAAAAACAGTATAACCTTAGAGGCAAAATCTGATGACGGTGATTTTTGAGAAGCTATATACGAGTATTTTCTACGATCAGAATTTTTGATTGTTGATTTTGCTGCATCTTCAACTTTTACATTTTTCGTAAACGTTAAAAGCTTTGACTTAAAATCCTCAAGAACTTCGCCCTCTTCCAACGTTGTTGCAAGATAGTTTCCCACCGAATCGCAACAACTGCTACTAAGATAACCAAGAATAGCAGCCTCGTCTTCTTGAAGCTCAATAGATGTTCCGAAAAAAGGTACAGCAGCAACAAGTCCTATCTTTTCTTTAGGCTTAAGATCTTTTAGCTCTTTCCATCCGCTCTCGGTAAGAAATGGATGGTTATCTGTTGCCTCAACAGTATGACCGGAAACTGTCTTTATCTGATAAACATCCCTCTTGCCTTGTTGTACAATATTGCAACCGGGTATAACATTCATGGATTTTGATTTTTCATCATAAGTCCATGACTCTACTTCTGTTTTACCATAATTCCAAAGCTCTTGAAAAGTCCAAAGCCTACCTGTTTTTACGTCAATAATTTCGGAATCGCCAGAAAGACAACGACGACCCCAAATAAGAACAAGTTCACGAAACTGATTCCCGTCTTCCCACTTTTTGATTAGATTTCCGTTTTTCTCTTCGTTCAATTCATGCTTATTAATTAAGTCTCTATCTTCTTGAGTTAGTTCAAATTTTTCATTACCTAAACTTCCTCTATAAAAACATTTCAAAACAAGTTTCTGTAACGGGAATAAATTAATTGGAGGATCTGATATATACTTTTTTTGTTCAACAAAATCTAAAATATTAGGTATTGTATGATTATTGATATTCTCTTGTTTGATTTTATGTTTCAAATCCTTGAATACATCAAACGTACTAATTTTGTCTTTTTTCTTTTTTTCAAAAGCCATACACACCTCTTTTATGACCTACGAGTAGTTCTTAATATTTTTATTTTATAGTTTTCAACATAGAGAACCATACTGGTTGTATTGGAAGAAGTATTCCACATTCCGAATTTGATTGCATAAGGACCGCTACTAGGGAAATTTGTTGTATTAGTCGCTACAAGAGACTCGTTTATATAGAATTTTGCTTGCGTACCAGCGGTGTTATAAACAATCTTTAGCCTCTGATATGAAGAAGATGTAGCTACGGACGTATTCGTTACAGTTGCTGAAGCTCCTGCCGTAACCGCTCTCCAGTTATGATCTCCATAACCAACCCTATCATAAGTAAATGCTATTATTTGCGTACTAGAACTTGATCCTGTCGTTCCCATCGAATTAGATATTCCAATAATAGTTGTATAAGCGTTTGTTGTGTTTGTTGTAGCTGACTGTACTGGAAGTCTAACTGTTGCTTCTAATATAAAACCAGTTGGTAATGAAATATTGACTGGATTATTAGAAACAAGTTCTCCTCGACCAGAGCCAAGTGTTCCTGAGGATATCTTAGCTGCGCCAAAATATCCTGTTTCGTCCGCCGTTACAGCGCAAGTACCGACGTTATTATTCAGCGACCAACCAAGTTCGCCGAACGTACCGTTACCATTAGTACCGTACACAAAATCGTCATGCTGACTAGTAACAAAACTCGGATCCTCAATATACCCTTCATATCCGGAAGAGACATACCAACAAGATGCACCCGATTCATAAACCAAAGTCCAACAATCATTTGGACGCAGAACCATGTCCAAATCAAATGGCATTTGAATTTTATTACCAGACGATGATGCCGAATCCTGGTTCGTAAATATTAAATCTTTAGTACCAGTATTTAGAATTCTAATTATCCTTCCGCCTGATCCTCCAGCAATACCTGTTATCTTTCTGCCGTTAGCATCACACGAAACAGTGTACATACCTTGATAATTTGTATCACCTAGGGCATAATTGTTTTGATCAGAAGTAATCTGAGAAAGAGCCGACAAACCACCGAGCGTTGCCCAAGAAAGAACTCCACCAGAACCGTTTGTTTGCAAAAATTGACCAGATGAACCATTAGCGGAAGGAAGTGTAAGAGAAAGATCAGAGGCTAAAGAAGAGGAAGCTTTTAGCGATACCGAATAAGTGCTAGCTGAATTGAAAAACTTTATATTCTTGTTAGCCAATATTTCCAAATCAACTGATTGTTGAACTCTTGTAAATTCTCCATCATTATTGAATAACATCCAAGCAACAACACTTGTATCTTTAACTACTCCAAAATACCAAACATCAATTCCTAGTCCAGGATATGTAGCAGAATCACTTTGTTGTATAACTAATACATCTTTATGATTACCAAGTCCGGGCGAGAGTATATTCCTTGTACTTCCACTACCAGGACTAGTAATAAGATATTGCGTATGAGGATCACCTGTTGTTAGACTAGTGAGTTCTGAGTGAGAAATTGTGGAAACAGTGATTGTTGCGCCGGTGGTTGCTTGTTTCAAATACTGACCAGAACCTCCGGTTGCGCTCAAGTCAGCCCCTGTTCCACCTTGAGCCAAAACTAATTGCCCCGAAGTTATTTTTGAAGCCGCAATCGAAGGTATATCTGAAGCGGCCAACGATCTCCAAGCTGGAAGGCCGCTAGCAAGCCACAAAAATTGGCCGTCCGTTCCCTTTGCAAGTCGAGTAGGAACTCCTCCTGATTGTATAATTATATCACCATTTGTTGTCATTGGATTTGCAAAACCAACACTTGCAGACCAAGTAGGTACGCCGCCAACGACAGTCAACACGTAATTATTAGTTCCTATTGCTAATCGAGCCGGAGATCCTGCTGATTGATATATTAAATCCCCATTTGTTGTCATTGGATTTGCAAAACCACTTGCAGAATCAGCCCAAGTTGGAACTCCAGAAACAACAGTCAATACCTGATCTTCGTCGCCAACAGGAAGCCTATTACTGGCTCCTCCACTATACACTAGAGTGTCACCTTCTGTAGTCATTGGGCTAGAAAACGAGCCCCCGCCGCCGACCTGCGCAATAAACCAAGATGTACCGCCATCAATTGTTGAAATTTTGAAAATATTGATAGCGGCTGCGGTTGCAGAAAAAGTCAATGTTGAATAACCTGCTGGCTTGAAATTTCCAGGAAAAGTAATAGAATGCCCACCCGTGGACTGCTGCACAACTAATGTCATTTCAAAAGCGTTTCCGGTTTCAATATCATTAACTACTGTAAGAGTTATGTTGCTTCCAAGAGTAATTTTTTGAAACTTACCATTTGCAGTACTTAGTGCATATGCGGAAGTTTTTGTTCCTATATCATAGTATTTATATCTTACCGCATCCATAAGAGGCTTTGTAATTAAACCCAAATTACAATTCAGTTGAACCTGAGAATCAGACAAAAATATAGGAACAGCAAGACCGTTGCCGCTATAAAGACTTCTTAAATTTCCATCTACGCCCGTATTGGAATTATTCAAATAGAACAAATCATTTACGCTCTCAGATGGCTTTAGAGGACCGAGTTTTGGAATAGCCATGTCTTCTATCTTCCTTTATACATTATGCCAACCGATTTTTTCGAAAGGCACTTCAACTTCTTCCCAGGGAACTTCAATTTCTTGAAAACGAGCGCTAGCGCTCCCGACCGTAAATGGAGAACCTAGTCGATCAAACGGTATATTTATCTCTCCCCACGGTATATTGATGTCTTCATAACTAGAATTTTCATCACTAATAATTGTTATCGGATAATCCGTTTGTCTTGATAACAAAGCATACGAAAGAGGTACATTCAAAAATTGACCCAATAAAAATTCATCTAAATTTTGATATCCATATAAACTACCATAATTATCCAACACATGTTTTCCAAGAGCATTCATAACATCTATAGTTGCTTTTTGATTATTCAGATGATTCAAAACAATAAATGAATATGTTGTTCGTAAATAACTCTGAAGCTCTGCTCTATGTCTTTGATTTGGATTTATATCTGTTTCTTGAAGCTTATTGTACATACAAATAAGAGGGAATAAGGCTTCTTGTCCTAAATTGTAGGATTCAGAGATTATCTCACTAGAAATTCTATAATCATATGTACCGATCATTTGTATATTATTTGTTTGAAATAACTCCAATCAAAATTTTGTAGTTCATCTTTTTGACGTACTCTAAACCAATAAAACTGACCTCTTTCTAGGATTTCAGCTTCGTTTGAGACGTATCTATATTTCTTGCCCTCAAAGCTACTAGTTACCCCTGTACTAGACATGGGCTGAAATACACCATTATAGTCTTCATAGTACCAGTTCGTCGAATCTACAAAGGTATCCTTTGTAAGAAGAATCAGACCTTCATCGAAGTCTTCTCTATTTCTAGCGATCTGCAACTCAAGATAATAGAATCTAAATGATCCTGGATTTGATTGCAAAGTGCTTTCAAAAGTCCAAGAACCAGTCAAATCAATATTTGATGACTCAATATCATTCAGTAAATTATTATCCTGCAAAGTTTCAAGAACTATCTCAGATACTTTGCCACCCGTATAAGTTAGATATTGATTTAGATTTGGGTAAAAAAATGGCAAAGAAGTTGCATTTCTATCTACCCCAAAATTCATCAAGCTATTAGTTAAATTATGATAAGTTGTTTTCCATGAAGTTTCATCAAACGAATTATAAAGAGCGTCAAATTTGTAGTCTAATTCTAATTGCACTTGCAAATCCTTACCCCCAACAACATGATCTCTAATCTCTTTGAGTTTATTAGTTTTCCTAAATAAACAAACAATAGACTGTGCAAGACATTCTTCCATTTTTTGCCACGATTCGTCCGGATTTATTAACTGAACCTGAGAAGCAGAAACTAAAGATGGAAAAGAAAATACAGATAAAGGATCTCCAAAGCAAGCAACTCCAGAATCAAAATATGGCTGAGAAAACAAGAAAGCTTCTCCTAGTGTTGCGCCTCTAAAAAGAGCATCAGTAAACGGAAAAGGTCTTAGAAAGTTTGCAGTTGTTGTTCCTGATAAATTTCCTGCGGTAGCTATATAGCCATTTCGTATTGCCAAAAGAGGCCACTTTGTAGAGTCAATATCTCTCATAGTTAAAGCGCCGTTAAAATCAGCATTATAGAAAAAAGTTCTTATGTTTGTTGTATTGCCAAAGAAGGTTGTGGAACCGCCATCTGACCCCCAACCCCAAAAAAATGAATCTTCTTGTATCTTTGGAAAAAAGGCGTCTTTTCCAACAGGCGGCTCATTAGTTGATTGAATATTCAAATTAAGTCTATCAATATATCCATTCTGAAAATCTAACAAATCATTTGTATACTCCAAAACTCCATCAAATGTATATGCTGAATATGCGTCTATAAAAAATGATCCAGATATCGTAAATCTACTTTGAGCATCTTCTATGTTTGCAAACCAAGAATCAACAACAATCGGAGGACCGTCAATTCTTGAACAAACTAAAGCAAAACCTGCGTCGGTTCCGTCAAATCTTTTGAACACTTGTCTATTATACAATGGATTAAGAGTGTCCTTACTAAAAGGAAAAAATATCCTAGATAATCTAGATGTACTTGATATAACATCTGAACCATCTCTAAATCCACCCGGAACAAAAGGCATGAGAACAATGCCATAAATGTTTCTCTCATTAAGAGGAAATGAAATGAGGGATTGTATTAAAGGCGTTTCAACTTCATCTTGAAAAGTAGTATAGTTTTCTAGGATTTCGGTACTTGAACACGGAACAGAAACTAATTGGAAATCTTCTAACCCTCGCAATTGCTGATATTTTTGCGCGTATGCATAACTATCCCCATCGCCTTCTCGATAAACGCAAATAACATTTTCTTTCGCGAAAACTGCATCACCCGCAGATGGCGGTGTTATTTCAACATATAGCACACATGCTTTGGGGCTTGGATCGGATTTTGTAAAAGTAGAATCTACTGCTACTATATAGTAACAGTAAACCGTTCCAAGAACAACGTCAGTGTCAGTATAATCTTTAGAAGTGGAAGTTCCAACTAAAGAAAAAGTCGATTCTGACGAACCTTCAGCTCTCCATATTTCATAGTATGCAATTGACATTATTTATAACCACGAAACCACAACAGTATCACCAGATTTTACTGCCGTTACATTAAATGGAACCGGAGGAACAGGATCGCCTACGATAATAAATTCGCTATCAAAAAGATATGGCATAAAACAAGATATGTATGCTTGAATCATTAATTATCTCTTCCTTGAATTTTACGGAATGTTCTTGTTGATCCGTCAATAGTAGCCGTAACTACAATAATAAATGAATCGCCAACTGTTATTCTATTTGACGATGTTGAATCATACTTGTAAATACCTGTTGAAGCAGCAACTTCCGTTAAATTTGTATTTGTAACGATATCGCCGCCTGTACTTCTGCGAATAACTCTAATATTTGCATTGGTAATTCCTGTCAAAACTGGAATTCCACTCTTGAACCAGGTGACGGTATATTCGTCTTTTGTATCAGTATCATCTTTCAAAAACGAAATGTCCGCAAAATAAACAGGCTGAATAGTTGAACCTGTTGTTCCTGTTGTTGTATGAGAAGAAATAGCTTCATCCCAAACTGCGGATTTAATAGAAGTAATAGCGGTAGTTCCAAAACTTTCAACAGAGCCTCCAATATTGCCTCCTAAGTTTCCAGAAACACTTCCTGCAACAGACCCTACTGAACCAACAACGTTCCCTCCAACATTACCGACTACGGATGCAACAGAACCAGTAACAGAGCCACCAACGCCGCCTGTAACTGAACCTACAGAACCAGCAACGTTACCTCCGATATTGCCTGTAACCGAACCTACGGAACCTCCGACGTTGCCTGTAACAGAGCCTACAGCACCAACAACTGAACCTACAGAACCCGTGAGGTTGCCTCCAACATCTCCAACAACTGATCCAACGGAACCTGTGACATTGCCTCCAACGTTCCCTGTAACCGAACCCACAGAGCCACCAACACTTCCCGTAACCGAACCTACGGCACCTGTGACCGAGCCAACAGAGCCTGTAACGCTTGCAACCCCCTGACCAAACGTTCCTGCGGTAATATGTCCAGAACGAGCTTCATCCCAAACTGCGTCGGCAATATCAGCCGCACTTACTCCGCCTGTCGAAACTCCACTTATTGAAGAATCAAGATATTTTCCAAATGTTCCTGCGGTAACATGTCCGGATTGAGCTTCATCCCAAACTGCGTCAACTCCAGATGCGCTAAGTGTATATCCAGATTTGTCATTATTTGTCGTAACAGTAACACCAGACGTAACTGAACCAACCGAACCGCTAAGATTGCCAGCTATATTTCCAACTATCGTATTCGTAGTTGCATTTATGTCTTTTCCAGAACCATGCGCCGTTGCTCGTACTCCGTCTCCGTTTGAACCTGTAGACGAAGCAATAATTGCAGACCCGGCGCTATTGACAATATTCAATTGCTTTAGATTAAGGGTTGCGCTGTTTGTTGAAGTATTTGCTCCGTCAATTTGAATAACGTTTGCATTAACAGCACTTGATAACGTTACGGTAGAAGAACTATTTATGCTTACAACATCCGTTGAACCAACTGGCAGTATTTGGTAATAGCTCGTACTATCTGGCGTTGTTGTCCAGTTGGGAGTCACGCTAGCTGATCGTCCAGAAGAATATGCATATATAACTCTAGATTGACCAGCTCCAGTTCCGGAAACAATTCTAATTATGTTTCCAATATATGTGTTTGCTACAGCAACGGCAGAACTATCTAAAACAGAAGCTCCACTTGTTGAACTAGCAAGTTTTCCTCTAATCATTGGAGCAACCGATGTTCTGTTTTCAATACTAAATTGACCTATGCATGTTCTTACGGTCTGCGAATCAAGAGTAAGGCTATCAAGAACAACAAAATAATCACTATTTGGAGTGTAGAAGCTTGCATTAGAACCTGTATTTATTGCAACATGATTAATACCTGTGATAGTATCAAAAGAAAAAGAACTAACTCCAACAGAAGACTCTTCGGTTGTAGACGAATCTTTGTATACTTTTACTGTAGGAGTTCCTGTTGGGGCGACAGATGCTCCTGAAGAATTAAAAGAACTCCAAACTAAACAAACGGTTTGGCCGCTACTAAAATCTCCAAGATATTGAGGAATAACTAGACTTCCCATTTACGCTCCTATGCCTATTTGACCACTAGAACCATTTGTTAAAATTGCAGAACTTCTACCGCTTGCTTCTCTTAATAGAATATTGTACCAATCATTTCCAACAACCCATCCCTCGTCCCATCCGCTTGGCGTTACATCTCCAAACTGTCCATGTCTAGACGCTCTAATAGAGCCTAACCAATTTGAGTTAAATAAATCTGTATAACCAACAGGAAGCGATCCTGGCGAAGATATAGTACAACCGCTTGTATATACAGTTCTATTATATGTATTGTCAAAATTACTCCGAAATCCTTGAGGATTTTTCTTCGAACCATCAGCATATTTTTCGCCAAGATATGAATAGAAGAGAAAATAATTGATTTTTGGGTTCGGTACAGTAGCTTGTGCATTCCATAATGTCGCATCAGCATCGGAAATAATAACAGGATCAAGTCTCCCGTTTGACGTATTATACCTTGAATAAACTACAATCAGATCTCCCATATTTAGAGGATAAGCAGCGCCTCCAATAGTTAAACCTGCTAACATTGTGTTCACTGCCGTTTGTATTCTTGAAGCAACATCAAGATATGTAGTTACTGCGCCGCTAGGATGACTTGCTGTAAAATCCACTAAAACATCTGGCAATGTTGTTGTATGATTTTCTAATTTTATCCTAAAAGCGCCTTTTATGCCAGCCCAATCGGAGATTGTTTTAATTCTTGCAACTGTGGTTATAGTTCCAGTAGTAGATTCTCCCCCTGTTCCCGCTGGAGCGTAATAACGAATAAGATTTAAGTAAGAAGCACCAAAGCCTGTCCATAAAATCATTCCATCTGCTCTGGACTTTACGGCGTCTATTAATTGTTGAAAATGTTTTCCGCTCATAGTCCTACCGTACCAATCTCCTCTAAGTTGAGTTTCCATATACATGTATAAA